GCTTACGTTACCTGTTGTAGGACTAGCACCAACGCCTAATGACCCTGTAACGCTATTAACTGCACCACCTCCTCCACCGGTAGTCGTAGAGCCTGTTGCTGGTGTGCTATCAGGTTTGCTACCACTTGCTGTGCGGTCAGTAATTTTAATATTACCTGTATTACTCGTGGGTAAAATAGCCATTAACGTATAGATTTGTTCTTCTTCTTAACCGAGTAAGACTGAGGTGATGGTCCACGCAACACTTTATGTGGTGTATGTCTAGACTCGCGAGCAACAAACGATGTGCCTTCAATCATACCTAAACGGTGTGCTTCAGACATCGTCCTAAGTGCGTCTGCTCCATGTGAGAATTCGTCATGCACTGGTTTCTCATATATAGTATCTCGATCGGTTTCTTCCCTTTTATGGTAATATTCCAAGCAATCAAGTCCTGATGGTGCAGAGTTGTCTGCTGTTCCAAAAGTTTTGCTACAGTTTGTTTTGTGTATATAACATCTTGGGAGCAATGACCTAAGTTCGTTAATCCCGAGCCAAATGTCAGGCGTTCTAGGCACAATCGTAATATGTTTAAGACCTGCGTTAGTAAGATCAGTTCTCCACGATCCTCCACGTCTGATGTGATCTGCGTCATGGGGTAAAAAGTTTGTACGTATTGTTGTTTTGTAAGTGTCTCCCCACTCACGTACTTTGTTTGCATAATGACCTGTGGTTTGTCCGTTTGCTGAATAATAATCTACTAAATTGATGTGTCTGCCTTCCATTTGCACTAGCCATATAGACGTAAAATCGCTATCACCTACGTCCCAGAATGTATCAAACGGCAAGTCATTGTCTGGCGTGTAATCTTGAATTTGATTGTTTGCACGTAGTTTTGCTATGATATCACCGTATATACTGCCTGGTATAGCTGCTTCAAAGCTGCACTCGTACTCGCGGTTATATTCTGACTCGTTCATGCTTCTGCGTGCTGATTCAAGTTCAGTCACAGGTATAATGCCTGATCTAGACGCTGGTAATATCATTGTGTACCATTCTGGGTCATTAACTGCTTTGTCATACAATCTATAAAAACTGTTACGACCTTTAGGTGTGCCAATCCATGTAGCCCAACCTTGTCTATCTGACAATGCAGGACGTATAACAGACGACCAAACCGATGCGTCCATGTCTGCTGGCTCGTCAATAATAATGCCATCAAGGTATATACCACGCAATGCTTCGGCATTATCTGCACCGTATAAGGTCACACGTCCACCATTAGGTAGTTTAACATGCAATTCTGACTCAGAAACCACACGACCAGGTATTGGTGCTGTATATTGTTTAACATAATCCCATGCTATAGCTTTGGCCTGTGTCCTGTATGGTGCTATGTAAGCAAACCTTGGAGCACGTAATGTGCATTTCATAGCCTCTTTTATCAGCTCATTAATACCCGATACGGTTTTACCACCACGTCTATGCACAACTAACACAGACCAACGCTGAGTTCTGTGATGCCATTCTACGAAGGCAGGTCTAGGCTTATAAGGGATTATTATGTTCAAGGGGTAGTGGCGTATCCCTTTAAGTGTTGTAAGGCTTTATTTTGGCTCAGTCTGCCATGAAATGACAAGTGGTGTACCGTCAGTACCTGTTAATTCAGTATGTGTGCGTTCACCGTACTTCTTTGGGTTCATCTTGGTAATGTACCATTGCCTGGCATGAACCCTAAGTTTATCAACTGCTACATCTTGTGGGTTAGAATTGTCAGCAATCTCAATAATCTCACTTACAAGACTTTCAACCCCAGCCATTCTAGCTTTTTCAATAGTTGTTGCAAATGCTGCATCATCACGCATCTTAACCCAGAACCTACGTGCAAAGCTATGTTTGTAACTCCTACATATAGCGTTAGTTGTCTCACCTGAAGCCAAGCGAGCACACACATCACCAATAACCTTAGGGTTATCTAAATCATCTTCTGGAGGTATTACCATACGGTATTACTTCTTTGGATTAACAATAGTGTCTAAAATAGTATCGTTCGTGGAAACCATAGGATTATAAGTATATGTTTTAATGACGTATGCAATCAAAAAAAGTTGTGTAGTTAAGCAACTAATTAAATAAATAATTACAAATACATATTGACAATGTTATACATTGTTATACTTTGTAATACGAAATGAAAACTATTACTAACTTATTACTGTTTGTAGCTATCAATGTAGCTTTTGCTTACATTTTATTTGTTTGTTTCACATCCTAACATGAGCCCATTACAACAAAACAAAGCTATAGCCATATTCTGTGGATGGTATTATGATAAAGATCGTACTTGGCAAAATAGTCACCATGCAGGTTTAATAAGATGGTCTCCACCAGAATATTCTAGCTGTTTAAATTATATGCACGATGCAGAAAAACATTTGTCTGTTGAGCAACAACTTATATATTCAACACACCTTACACCAGGCTATAATTCTAAAGAAGATACTATGGAGATATTTGCATCAGCTAGTCGTAGGGCAGAAGCCTTTTTGAAAACTATAAATAAATGGAAAACAAAAGAAGTATAAGACAATTAGAGAGCGATGCAGACGGATTACAAAGAATGATTACTCTTATTGAAAAACATGGCCCACGCATGATGCGTTTAGGTGGTTATGTTAGTAAGGAATTAGAAAAGTATTTGGAACGAAAAGTAGATATAAAAACAACAAGAACTAGAAATGAAAACAAAAACAAAGAAACCGTTTAAAGTACCAACCGCAGAGCAATACAAAAAAGATATTGCACTGTTTAAAAAACTGTTACGTGAAAAAAATAGACTAATAGAAGATGTTAGTTTTTACGTAGATTTAAACACTAAGACAGAAAAACGTTTAAGAGATGCTGAAAAAACAATTGAGATCTTACGCCAAAATAGCCAAATTTTAGAATCACAAATCAACAATGCTGTTTGGTTTGATCCTAAGTGGGGCAGTAAATTCTTTTTTATTACTGGGTTTAAAATGCTTTGGACTAAAATCAAAGCTAAGTTTAAACGCAAATGACTACACATCCTTACGCTGTATGGTTGCCTATGCATACTGGCAATCATCTTATAACGTTTAAGACGTTAGATGATGCACACCAGTTTATAATAAAATATGGTGGTGGTTTAGAAGTTATAGCGAACACATACGAAACTTTTTAAATATAATTAAATGACATTAATTATACCAAACCAATTACATTTGGTTTATACATTAGCCAATGTTACTAAAGATACTAAGTCAGAACTACACAAAATAAACTAACGCTTTATTAAGCATTTCTTTTAAAATGAACCCTGAACAACAAGAAATTGTATTTGATGGTTTAGAAACCAGATTAGAAAAAAAGTTTAACGAGTTTATAGCTAAGAATCCCAGTGTATGGGATATGTTTATAGACTTTACATTTGAAGCTATCAAACGTGGTCATAAGCATTTGTCATCTGATATGATTTTACATCGGATTAGATGGGAAACAACCATTATGACTGTAGGCGGTCAGTATAAAATCAGTAACAATACGTCACCTTATTTTGCTAGGAAGTTTCATAAAGATTACCCTATGTATGACGGATTCTTTAGGACTAAACAACTTTCTGAGTCTTGACGCTAGAGTTCATAGCCTTACAAGAAAGCTATGAACCTAGACATGAAATTCGGATTCTATGAAGTGGTCTATCGTGTGACCAATCAAGAGCCTGGTCAGGTCATAGGTTATATAAATAATCCTGACGGTAGCTGGCAGTACGAAGTAGATTTCCAGCAAACTGGTGTGTGCAGACTATGGGAAGGCCAATTAACAACTCAGAAACCAGGCTACGATATGGCAATCATTTCTGGCGACGAGGTTTAACTAAGCTGTAAAACTTAACATCACACGATTTGTTGTTGTGATTAATTATTCTGTATTTTTTACAAATAAGCTCACCTTGTGTTACGCCACGTTCCAATAAAGTATAAGCAAAATCTATACTTGTTTTGTACTTAGTGGCATATTGTCTAACAGAAATAGCATCTTTAGGTGGCTGCTCTATTACTCTATTTTTGTTAAAGTCAGACCACATTTTGTCATAAGAGTCTTTCCCAATAGTTACTAGCATTGTACAACCTTTGCTTTTGGTGGATTAAATGCTCTAAAATGAACTTCTGGCAACTCGCCTTCTTTGCGGTTACGCCAATCTAAAATGTAAATACTAGGACAAGGTCTGCCGTCTGGTACTACTTTATATCCAAATCGTGTTAGTCCCTGCCATGCACCTGTAACAACAGTGAGCCTATTACCATCACAATAATGACCTGTACGGTGTCGATGAGCACCAACTAATATGGTAGGTGCTTGATCACCTACACGTACAGCTTCGTTCACTGCATTACCTAATTGTATGCTATGCTGAGATGCTTCTAAATAACTTCTACTTGTTGCTGGAAAATGATGCCTGACAGACATCAAGTTTCCCATAATATTTAAATCTAATCTGTCGAAAATCGGGATTTGCGTTTCAGGGTTTTTTTCCGCTTTGCACGTTTTCGCAAGGAAGGTTTCAACTCCTTTGACGTGACATTCTGTTCCTTTAATGAAGTAAGATTTAGTTGCTTGTGAGCAGACACTGGCAAGGCATTGTTCTGCAATTCTAACGTGTTCTCCTTCGTTTGCTGCAACGATTTCAATCGTCCTATGATGGTTTCCTTCAATACAGTCACCGTTTACAATTAAACAGTGCGGATCTTTACCAAGTAATTTTGTTTTAAAATCATGAGCATAGATCCAACATTCCCATAACCATTTTTGCAGTGCATTTTGACTTATTTCGTTTCCATCCTCGGTAGTAAAGCCTGGTGGCAATAAACCTACAGTAGATCCACAATGTAGATCAGATATTATTACTGCTATTTTTATTTTGGCAGTTGCCACATTATACCTACTTAAGTGTATAATATAATTGTCAATACAATTATAGTTTATGTTGTCAGTTCGAGGTAAGGGTCCACACTTCACCCCTTGAGAGGAGGAAGTGTAGTCTATAGCCTATGCCATCAGACTGAGTAGGGGTAGCCAACTAACATAAGCACGCTCGGTATTGTCCTTTTTAACGTATTGCTTATGCCTTCACAGAACTTTCGTTCTACTGGAATTAAGACAGGTGGGTCTATAGTGTATCAAACCTGTCACCGATAAACTCTAGAGTACCGCACCCAGTGGGCTTCAAGCGTCGTCTAGTTTTCTTACTGCATAAAAAGTCCCTAGTCTGGTAGAGCAAACTAGGGACATAACAAAGGAGGGGAAATGAATTAAACCTCCTAAAATGTACTGTGCTGCTCTACCAGCTTTAAAGAACTGAGGCCAACTTGGTAGTGCAGGTTTAAAAATCAACAACTATTTTTACATATTTATTTGACTTATGTATAAATTTGTAAAACATTGTCAAAAGTTACTATGAATAAACCGATAAACAAACGCCACATTATTGCATTTGAATTACCTGAAGAAACTAAGAAAATGCTTGTAGATACTGCCAATAGATGCGGTATTTCAACAGGTAAGCTCATACGCTTTATTATTAATGAAGGCTATGCTGTTGCAGCAGAGAAGTTAACCATTTTGTCAGATAAACAATAAACTAAATAAAAATGAAAAATAAACTAGGTATCAGAATACAACACGAAGGATTAGAATCCTTCATTGATGATCTTATTAAAGGTCATTTTGACCAGACTAAGATTATGCTCGAAGAACAATTTAAAACACAAGATGCAGAAAAATACGGCATCATGGGTTACAACACAAACAATGAAATTATAGATTTATGAACGAATTAGCAATTACTAACACAGCCCAGTTAAATCACCGTCAAGCCACTGATGTTGCTGGCCTATGCCGGGATATAGTATTAAAGACTTCTCAGCCTATACAGGGCAGGAAATACGTTAGAGTAGAGGGCTGGCAGTCTATTGCAGCAGCACATGGTTGCATAGCATCAATAGACAGTGTGAACGAAACAGAAGAGGGTGTAATCGCTATTGCATCTTTACTTGATTCTGCTGGCAAAGTTAGAGGCAAGGCAGAAGGCTATGTAGGCAAAGACGAAAAGCTCTGGGCAGCACGCCCAAAGTATGCACAACGTGCGATGGCTCAAACCAGGGCTATAAGTCGTGTATGCCGTAGTGCATTTGCTCACGTTGTTGTTTTGATGGACGCAGGTCTAGAAACTACACCAGCAGAAGAAATTCCTGTTGATGATGAGAAGCCAGTTTATGAAAATAAACCTGTCAAGGCTTACGTTGCACCTAGCAAACCTAAACAGGATTTTGAACAAATAGCACCTGCTGGTGAAGGCTGGCGTAATGTAGAAATACATTTTGGTAAAAACAAGGGTAGGTCATTAGGTGAGTTAGATGAAAATTCATTGCAATGGTATCAAACGAAATGGCAGCCTGCACCTTGGCAGGGTCAGATGAAACAAAGCGATTTAGAATTGCGTGCAGCACTTGATAGTTCGATGGGTAAAAGTGCAGCACCAGACCCCATACTTATTGAAGAAGAAATAGATGAAGTGCCATTCTAATGGATTTAAGACCAACAACATTAATTTGCTATTTTGTCGTAGGTAAGAAAAATGCAGAACTACTAACCCAAAGTTTTTCTGAAAACTACGACGAAGCTAGAGACGCTGCCGTAAAGCTGGGAGGTGTTGTAACAAACGCCTCCTGGTTGAGGTGGCAGGGTAAGAAAGTAGAAGTGTTAGAGAACGACAATAGAAGCCGTAAGGCTATACAAAAAGTATATGTAAATAACAAAAAAATAAACAAGGGATTCAAAAATGAAACTGTACGAAACGACAATCGAGTTAGAGAAACTATGGAATGAAGCTGAACACTTATTAGATTCTGCAAGTGAAGAATTTAATAACGAAGCAGCACTGCGTGATGTAGAAGCAAAGATGAAGCTTGTTGAAAGCGAGCAGAAAACTTTGGCATTACACATTGCGACAATTATTAAAAATCAGCGTGCTGAAACATACGCTTTAGAAGTAGAACGTGAAGCATTAGATGCTAGAGTTAAGCGTTCTATAAAAAAAGAAGAGTGGCTAGAAACATACCTGCAAACATTTGTACCTAGCGGATCTAAAATTGCAGACAGCAGAGTAACAATTAGCTGGAGAAAATCTAAATCAGTTGAGGTATTAATTGATGTAGAGGATCTACCTGCTAAATATCAAAAGATTAACATCACAACTAAACCAGATAAGCAGTTTATAAAAGAAATGCTTGAAGTTGGTGATCCTAATAACGAACTACAAGGTAAGGCTAAAATTGTTGAAAAAGATAATATACAAATCAAATGAGCCTTACTCAACACATGAGGGCTTACTTTGGTAAGCAAATTAGAAAACATAATCTTACAAAAATAGGACCTTGGGACGGTGAGCAATTTGAACATCATCTTAAGACTGCAATTAAGTCTTATGATGATTTAAAGAAAGCATCACAAGTTACACAAAACAGTGCTTTAATTACAGCTATGAATTTAGTTGAACCTAAAAATTGGGAAGAAGTTTGTAAGAAAGATGCAGATCTATGTGGTCTTGTACGTTATGAATGGAATCGCTTAAACCCAACAGATAAGAAATTAATAATATTAAAAATGCAAAAACTATGAACTATTTAGACATTGAAACCCATGTACCTAAATACGTAGCTGAGAAACAAGAACAAAACGCTTTGCTAAAAGGTTTAATTATAGGCTTTTTTATAGGTGTTATGTTCGGTTTTGCCTACGTGTTTTTTAAATGAATCTATCTAAAACAGAAAGATATATCATCATTACAGGGATAGTTAGTTGCCTAATTATCCTTTCTATAGGTACAAGTTACCGAATAGCCCATCCTAAACCTATAGTTAATTTCAACATTAACAAAAAACCATGACAAACTATGAGCTCCAAACATTACTCAAAGCAGCTTCTAAAGACTTCCGTAGGGCTAACGAAAGAATTACGGCAGAAATATCAAAAGACAATAAACTTAAAACCAAAAAGAATAAGTCTAAAGTTGGTAGGATACGTACCGCCATCCCCGAATCAGATCTACGGCAGCCATTGGAGCAAAGCCCACAAGTTGAAACACACAGCACAACACAGTGTACTCAACGCATTAGGGTTTTATTCACTTGCTTCAGAACCAAGCTCTTGGATACCGATAACAAGTTCGGTTCTGTAAAATATGCTTTAGATGCTTTGCGTTATGCTGGACTCATAGAGGACGACAAAGAAAGTGACATAGAATTAGTCGTAAACCAGTACAAATGCAAAAAGACAGAAGAATGTACTACGATTGATCTAATATACTATTGACAATGTTATACAAATAAACCCTACTGTCGGCGAGACAGTAGGGCTGCATATTGATGCCTGATCGCTGGCGAGTGATCGTCTTAACCTCAGTCGAATAGACTGGGGTTTTTACTTGATACGCCACGTAGCGTAAAGTGTCAATAAGCTAAAGGTTACAACTACTATTATATATATTTGTCCTTTGAATCCTTCTAAAGCAGTAACACGTCCATTTGTTTTAGTTGTCTGATCTCTAATATCAGCAAGTACTTTATCCTGGTTATCCATCCGCTCAAATATTTTAGCGAAGTTGGAATCTGATGATTGTGGATTAAAGTTACTCATGCACTGTGTTTGTTTGTAAATATCGTTATTACAGTGTCAATCCTTGTCCTGACAAAAATTCTTATGCCACCATAAAGTAAATATAGTAAATAGTGTTAAACAAACACTTGCTAATAAAAACAGAGATACAAAAATTGCTACTACCCATTCAAACCAGTTCATGGTTTAAACCCTTGTCTTTTAAGTTTAGACAATAAAACCATGTTAGCCATACCTTCTTTGTTAATAGTGTATGTGCCGTCTTTATTGTCAGTTATGCCAGTGTTTTTAATTAAAGCAGGTGTAAATATAGGACTGCCGTCTGCCAACGTTGCGTCACCATAAATAGCTATTAATGCGTTATATCTGTCTTTAAAATTAGCTGTAACTATAAAACCATCGTAATTCTTACAAATAATACCTGCGTTTTGATTGTTACCATCAAAGCTAATTACTTTATTTTGTATAGGAGTTTGCACAACTGTACACCCAGATAAAATCAAAATTGCTAATAAACAGTATTTCATTGGCTTACATCTTCTCTTAATTTGTTTAAATCGCCATTCACTTCTGCTGCTGCTTGTGCTTTGTCTTTAGCAATTTGTTCTGCTTGTGCGTTAGCAACTATAACAGGCGTGTTTTCTAAGGTCTGTTTATCTTTAACAAACCCAAAAAAACTAGCTATGGCATTAAACAATGAAGATATAAAATCCATTAGCCTTTTGACTGGCTGTTTTGCCAGGTTGTTACACCGTTTTGTAAACCTGTACTAAATGCTTGCAACAATGCTATGACGTTTGGATCTGTAGCTGATGCAACTTGTGTACCGTAACTTGATTGATAGTAAGTAACAGCATCAAGTAAGGCTACACTAATAGCACTTTCAACTTCGCTGCTAAGGCCATTACTTTTGCCTATAAGGGCAACTGTAGCTGAAATGCTATTAGCGTCTAGGTTGCCTGTAGAAAACGCAGCAGGGATAGCTGTAGCTACTACAGATATGACAGGAGCGTAAGACTTGTTCTTGTTAAGAATTAACGGTACGGCAGTTTGGGCAAGTTGTGTAACAAACGGTGCTACGTTTTTAACTTCATTGCTTACTGCTGGTTTAGTGCCAACAGGAAAACTAACGCAACCACTAAGCGTTAGGAGTGGTAACAGGAGGAGTAGGCGTTTCATAAGATGGATATTTTTGTAAATAGGCTGCAAACACTGTACCAGCAGCAGCAACAAACTCTGCCATACTAACAGCCCAGTCGAGCCAATTCATACTGGCTACCTGTGCGTGGGTAACGCCTTTAAATTGCTGTGCAAAGGCATCGGCTAATGCCATAACGACTAAGCAATAACCAACTGAATGTCTGCGTATATGGTTCATGCTCCAGCAACAAAGCCACTAGCTGACCAATAAACACCTGCACCTGTAGTAGCACATTGAATGTTTAAAGCTGTGTTAGGGCTGCCACGTAAAGGCGTGTTAAGATTAACGACAACAGGTACTGCTGGTTGTGCACCCGGATTATGATCTGCGTACCCTGTCCATATCACTGTAGAACCATCAAGGATGCTTATTGCTGTAGCTGTAGATGAATTATTAACAAATGATAGATCAGTGAGATAGTTACGTAAGCTAATAGTCTTGCTTGTAGCACCATCTGCCACTGTTTGTGCAGGATTAATAGTGGTAAGAGTCGTAGTAGCTAACGGAGTAGTGCCTGAAGTTGATTGCCAAGAATAGCGGGTAGTAGAGTAAGTGGACATTATGGTGAATTATTAGTTGTTATAGAAATGTTATTAGTCGTTACAACAGGCGTTGCAATGTTGTTTGTTGAGAATGTAACAGGCGTAGGATCTTGTAACGTAAATGCTGAAGGAGCTTTACTTACATCTACTGTTGTTTCCGCAAGAGGAGCTGTAAACGTGTTAGTCGTAGAGTCGTAATGCCAGCCCATGCCTGCACCTGTAGTCTGTACAGCCCCTAAAGCATCTGGATAGATAGATTGTATAGACTGAGGGTATGTAGCCCCTACAGATTGATTAGCAACCAGCACAGCTATCACCGTACCATCGCCGTTGGTTATAGCCCAGTTGTACATTGCGTCTTGAGCAAACGCCGTAGCCGTAAGAAGTATAAAAAGTATGTATTTCATTAGAAAGTAATAGTACCTCCACCAGTGAATGTATAGACACGGTATCCGCCAGTCGTTGTTACCGTTGGTGTACCAGTTGTAGATGAAGCTGCTGGGAATGTAGAAGGATAAGCAAGTATGATTACGCCAGATCCGCCGTTACCACCGCTATATGATCCTGATTGTGATCCGCCAGCACCTGCTCCTGTATTAGCTGATGCTGAATTTCCGTTACCAGAAGCATTACCATTAGCACCACCACCCATACCACCATAACCACCAGTAGGAGAAAAAGCGCCATTAGGACCACCACCTCCACCCCCTGCGTATGAAGCACCAAATGGGTTTTGAGAGGCTATGTATGGAGAACCAGCAGTTGTTAATGTAAAGTTATTACTGCTATTATCTACAAATGTAGGACTTTGGCAGGTTAATAATTGAGTATTAGTAATAGCCGTTAAAGGTGTAGTTGAAGGCGTAAAACTAGATGTGTAAAGACAGGTTCCATTTACTATGCGTAAATTAGATATATATCCTTGCCAGAAATTTGAATAAGTACCGCCGTAATAATAAGCACCGCATGACAATAAACCTGTAGTACTAAAATTTAAACCACCGCTATTTGCATTTGTGTCTGTAGCTTGCAACGCACCATTTATAAACATATACATGGTTGATGTAGAATACTTTCTAGTAATTGCTACATGATACCAAGTGTTATTGTTTACGCTAGAAGTAGATACTAACGCTACCCTGTTGGAACCACCAGAATAGTAATTAAAGAACGCTATTTTATTTGGATAACTACCTTGGTTTACAAATAAAGTCCATTCACCTGTATTTCCATTCCAACCTGTACCTATAGGTTGCTCTAAAGATGTAGCTCCAGTGTATATCCAAAATTCAATAGTAAAGTCATTTGTACCAAATGTAAGATTACTACTGCTTGGAACTGAAAAATAACCTGTGCTATTAAAATTATTAGACCAACTATACGTTGCTGGGTTGGCTATGTAGGTAGTGAAGCCATCGCCTCCGTTACCACCTCCTGCTGATGATCCTATTGAGCCAGCCATAAAATATCCACCACCACCACCGGATGAATAACCGTTACTAGAGCCTATTGAATTACCACCGTAATTTCCTTGGCCTATTGTTCCTGTTCCACCAGATACAGGAGAAGTGGTTACACTAGCACCACCACCAGAACCACCATTGCCGGGTGTGGTACTTGCTACACCAGCATAAGATCCACCTCCACCACCACCAACTGCCGTAACAGATACGCCTGTACCAGAAATTGTACTATTAACTCCGTTAGAAGCTGTAACTGTAGGAGATGTTGATCCTGCACCGCCTGTACCAACTGTAATTGTATATGTAGCACCAGAAGTTATTTGAGCTATACCTTGTAAGACACCTCCTGCACCACCACCACCTCCACCGTAATATCCTGAACCTCCGCCCCCAGCCACCGCTAAATATTGCACATAAGGTGTCTTAGCTGGGGTAGCTATAGGTGACCATATAACAACTATGCCTGAACCTCCTGCTCCGCCTGATGCGTTTGTTCCGCCTCCCCCTCCGCCTCCGCCTGTGTTAGCCGTGCCATTAGAACCTGTAGAAGTTGATCCATTGCCTCCTCCCCCTGTTCCACCAGAGCCTGCTGTGCCACTAGATATGCCACCTCCACCTCCTCCTGCATAAGTTGTACTAGATCCTGCAACAGGTAAATATATTGCTAAACCTGTACCTCCTGAACCTGATGTTGTACCAGATCCATTGCTTCCTATACCCCCAGCTCCGCCACCACCGCCTGTTGGATATGGAGAAGATGTACTTCCGTTACCGCCACCTTGCCATCCTTCACCAGCAACTCCTACAGCACCAGCTACAACGCTACCACTAGGTCTTGCCCCACCACCTGAACCACCAGAATTTCCAAGTGTACCATTAGCTGTTTGACTATCGCTTCCGCCACCGCCACCGCCAACAGCACTAAATCCAAATGCTGAACTATTACTACCATTGCTTCCTGTTGTAGTATAAGAACTAGCACCAGCACCACCAGCACCTACAATAATAGTGTAAGTTCCAGCGGTTAAAGTTGTTTGTCCTATTACAACGCCCCCTGCACCTCCGCCAGCTCCACCAGCAGAAGCTCCAGAACCAGCTCCGCCCCCACCGCCTCCACCTCCAGCCACTATAGCATAATAAACAGTGCCTCCTGTTGTAACAGTGAATGTATTAGAGCCTGTCGTTGTAAACGACCATTGGTTATATCCGTTAGCTGGGGTGGCTTGTGTACCACCAGATGCTACAACACCACCAGCAGCTACGCTCTGCCAATAGGCAAAATTCATTTGCCCGAAGTTGTTACCACGAAGAGTCGTAGCAATGAGAACGCAGACTAATATAAACTTAGAAGTTCTGAACATAAGATCCGTAATATTTAGCAGCAGTGGCGTTGTAGTAAAATGTATATACGTCTGTCTTACTTAATGTAGCAGTTTGTGTAGGAGCTGTACCACCAGCCCATAGTATGGTTGTTATGCCAGACCAGCTTACAGTGGTAGGAGTGCCTGATGCTGGCTGATGAATAGCAATCGTTATCACTTGTCCATCTTGGGCGTTAGTAAAGGCCATAGAAGCAGCCGTAGCGGACGTAAGCGTAAGATCAAAGCTATTGCTTAAAGACCAATTAACTGAAGGAGAAGCTCCTGTAGTCACTGTACTTGTTGCTGGTGTTAGAGCACGTTGAGCAGCAGCAGCCGTTGTTTGGCTTGTACCACCATTTGCTATCGAAAGCGTACCAGCACTCACGACACCACTGCTCGCTGATAAAGCTCCTGTTAAACTCGTAGCTAGCGTAGTAGTTCCTGTAGCTGTAAGATTGGCTGCCGTTAATGTTCCAGTGAATGTAGGACTAGCAGACAACACAGTTGAACCTGTGCCTGTTGAAGTGGTAACGCCTGTTCCTCCGTTTACTACAGGAAGCGTACCGCTTACTTGGGACGTAAGACTTATTGTACCAGACAAAGCTGATGTAGGTATTGTTGTAACAGCACTTACTACGCCTGATGTACCGTAAAGATAACCTGTAAGACTTGTAGCTAAAGTAGTTGTACCAGTAGCTGTAAATGCTGGAACGGTTACAGAACCACTAAAGACGTTAGCATCAGTGCCTGCTTGGTATATGCCGTATTGTGTAGAAGCTGTTGGATCAGCAGCTAAATACAATTGGTAAGCAGAACTAAGACTACCTGTAACAGTAGGAGTGTCTAAATAGTTTCCGTAATAGCTAACGCCTGTGTAAGAACCTACTGTAACAAAAGGCTTAGTGTATATAGCCTTTAATGAATCACTGTTTACCGAAGCGGTAAATGTAGGACGATTGTAAAAGCCAGAAGCTAAACCTCCAGCGCCATCATTTAAAGCTGAATAATTAACAATAGAATCAGCAGCAACAGCAGCAGATCCTAAACCTAATCCAGCAAACTGAGGACTAGAAGTGGTCGTAATTCCTTGCACAGATGTAAGTGTAACAGCACCAGTTTGAGCTCCGCTAGTTGTACCGTTGGCTAATATATTAACTGAACCAGTAATAGACGATACACCGCTAGAAGCTCCTGTAGTCCATGATGGATTGGCTGACGCACCACCTGTTGTAAGATATTGTCCTGATGTTCCGGGAGACAAAGCAGCCCAACCAGAAGCACCACGATAAAGAACAGATCCTTGTGTGTTGCTAAATGCATTGTCTAAAAAGCTACTTACAGTGTTAAACGCTGGTGCTGCTGTAGAGCTAGTGTTGTTTCCAAATACTGTGTTAGCTGCTGATGTAGTTGCTCCTGTTCCACCATTGGCGACGGGTAGAGTGCCGCTAACTTGAGATGTCAAGCTAACTCCAGAAAGCGTACCACCTAAACTAAGATTGCCTGTAGTAGTTACACTACCTGTGAGAGTTATTCCATTTACGCTGCCTGTACCACCCACTTGTGTTACCGTACCTGTACCGCCTGCTGCTGCCCATGCAAGACTGCTACCAGCTCCTACAGTAAGTACTTGTCCTGTTGTGCCCGCAGGAAGTGCAACCCACTGAGCAGAACCACGGTAAAGCAAAGCACCTTGTGTATTACCTAAACTATCTAAATAAGAAGTTAATGTGTTATAAGCAGGAGCACCAGAACTAGAACCGTTATTACCAAAGATTGAGTAACCAGCAGCGTTACTTAAACTAAAACTTAGGGCTGGTGTGCTATTGGATGTAGCTACAGCAGTAGTAAACAAAGGACTTAAATTGCCTGCTGTAAAATTAGTTACAGTTCCAGAGCCTCCACCACCAGAACCATTAGAAGCTAGAGTAATACGACCATAACTATCTACAGTAAGATTAGTATTCGTATATGATCCGGGCGTAACAGCCGTAGCCACTAAACTAATCGTGGCATTATTGTTAGTTGTAACAGCAGCTATCTGTCCTGACGTACCAGAAACACTTTGTATGCCATACGTAGCTGTTATGCTGTTAGTGGTAAACGCAACATTACCGTTACTATCAAACGCAAGGTATTTACCAGCACGAGCGTTTTTAGTCATAATTAATTGCGGAGGCACACTGTTAGTTGTTTCGTATGCTTCTACACGTAAACTAGCATTACCTGTGTTAAACGCCATTTGACTAAGCGTTGCTTGCTTGTCTAACGCTTGTTCAATCATAGCAGCCGTTAAATATCCACCATTAGCAAATACCGTAAGTTGGTTAGCTGGTACATTACGTAACACGTAGATATTATCACCTAGTAAAATACTACCGCCACCTGTGTTTGTAAGTGTAAACGTACCTAATTGCATTTGATTAGCACTGTTATAGCCACCGCCAGATACAGTGTAATCTGATCCTAAAACCAATACTGTAGCAGGATAGCGTGGTGCAGTAGTTTGACCTGCATCAACAATAATAAGGTCTGACGACTGCTGAAAAGCTAATCCAGTTGTAAAAGTAGCAGTTAATGATGCTGGCTGTTGTGGGCCGTAAACATCTGCGGTTGGTGTAATAGTGGCACTTAAACGTGCAACTAATAAAACCAAGGGTAATAGATAGCGTAAAACTTTCATGGTGTTAGTTAAGATTGTTCTTCTTCGGATTCAATGGAAAATGGTGAAACGCCGTATTCTTCAATTTTGGCTATTTGTTGTTTAGCCATTTCTACAGGACCTACGTTAAACTTTATACCGTAACCTTCTATGGTTTCACCTGCTTCTTTAACCATCTCAATAGCATCTTCTAACGTATCTCCCCATCCTACAACTGCACCAATCTCTATCATTTCGTCATCTTGTGGTACAATGTAATAATTATTATCTACTTTTACTGCGTTAAATAACTTGATGTTTCTGCGATATTTAGGATCAAAACTGATCTGCTGCCAGTTCTTTTCAGCCCATGCAGATTTAAGAATAACTTCTACGCCAAATTTACCTGCTGGTATAGGCTCAACTACAACGCCATTAGAGCCATGCCAAATAATTTCTGATAAGTTAGTATAAAGTTCGCAATAAAGTTCGTTAGGTGGGCAAGGAGCACGACAAGTAGCGTCTATCATGTAAGGCTCTTTATCCTTACCTATACGTATTTCGTTGCTAAGAAAGCCTCTGTAACCTGCACGCCCCATGTACTTTGCCATTGTATTAGTCCAGCGTGTAATAGGTTCTGGTATAGATTTGTATGGCATCATTTCGCCTACGTAGCCTAAGTCTTTTACTTCTATACCACATAACGTGTTCTTAGGGTATTTACCGTCTATGCAATAGCAGTCTAACCCAACTTCTACGCAGTCTGGCAAATCATCTTCTACTATAAATTCTAACACTTCTTGAAACGCACCTAGCTTGGCTGCTATTTCATCTAACTTTGGTGCTACTATATCGTAACGTGGTGCAAAGAAAGATTCTGTTACGCCACGCCATTTATTTATCTTAACGTGTTGGTTCTCGTGTGCTTGCAAATATTCACGCAAGGCTTTCATGCCAGTCATCATTTTCCAAGGTTGTACTGGCAAACCTTCTTTTTCCATTAGTTCTTTAGTAACATCACGATATATTTCTAACTCCTCACCGTAACGTGCTCCCCACACACGTTTACCCATCTTTTCTAACTGCACTTGTAATGCTGCATGACCTAGATCTGGAAACACGTACAAATCTATTTCATCGTACTTGTCCCACATATTATCAACTAACTCTATATCTTCTAAACCATAGCCTACCATGCCATGATTCATAGTAGGAAACGAACCGCTTACAGGAACGTACAAATAGACTTTTTTAAAGTCTCGTGCAAGTCGTGTAGCCATATCCACGAAAAGCGGATTGCAAACAAACAAAACAGTCTTTGTAGATACATCATCGTCTTTTGTATTTTCATCTGTAGATTCATTACTGTGTGCAGGACCTTTGTCACCAGGATAATCATCCATCATAGTCATGTGACTATGCAATTCTTCACTGCCTTCATCATCCATAAGTTGTCCCGACTCACGAGCAACTTGCATACCTTCTACACGATCTACAAACGATCCATCGTTTAATAAAAAACCACGTTCACCATCTACACCTGTATCATCGTGTACACGTCCTAAATGCAATTTACCTTCTGCATCTTTAACTGCTGCTGATTTAATCCGTCGCTTCATTATAATCCTCCCATTCTGTATCAGATGATGTATCTGGCTCGTCATCTAATTTAGGTATAAGACAACCTTTACGACCTGTTTCAGCAGCGTCCATATTGGATTCTATTTCATCTGGAAATGGGCTACTCATGGTTTATCAGGTACTTTAATTTGTCCGTTTTGTCTAAATTTACTGTATATATCTCTAGTAGGGCTAGGTACATATTCTCTTGGTTGATACTCTATGTTGTTATCTTTAGCGTATTTATCCAATAAGAATAAAAACTTACCATACATAGCTTCACGCATAAACTGTGCTTTAAGAACCTTGTATTGATTTTTGGGACTTAAACTTGCAATAAAAGCTGCATCACCTTTAGCACTGCCAGTCCAAAGATGTGTTAATGATGCCTGTAATGAACGTTCAAGTTTCTTTACTTCATCACTATTCTTAGGACCTATTTTATTAATTTCAGTTAAAACTCTATCATCGCTTTTATCTTCCAAAGCATAACGTATTTGTTGATATGGGCTAACAGGGTAAACGCCTGTATCATCTTTCTTTTTAAGCGGATCACCTTCTGGTAATGAATCATTCCATTCTTTTTTAATTTTATAGGCATCACTTATATCTGATACACGTCCAACTTGTAAACCTTGTGAAGATAAAAATTGATCAAATATAGATACCTCTCGTGCTTTTTGCGTAGGGCTTATATAATCGTTTAGCGTTTTAACACCAGGCAACCAACGGAAAGATAATGGTATAACTTTAGCTGCAAAATCTCTTAAGCTTTCTGTTACAGTTTCTGCTTCGCCACGATAATTTCTGCCAGTAAACATATCTACAGCAGTACCAACTACAGGCGATGTACGACCAGATATATATCTACGTGTGCTTTTTATAGCACGCCATAGATCTTCTGCTTCATTTCTCATGGTGTAAGATTTGCCGTCGTGTATAACACCAAACGGTTCTTCCCAATGATAATCATCATCTACTGCTTTATTTAATACACGAGCAGCTACATACATACCAACTGCTGTAACTAAAAATGCTTTTAATGGTTCACGTCCAACTTTAGAACCTGTGAAACCTACTGCAACTTGTCCGTAATTACGTAAATTGGATTCAAAAAAATCAGGAGCTAAAGCAACAAAACTATACAAATGTTGCATAGTAGGATTGCGTCCCATATCTGCGTAATTTAATTCACCAAACCTTGCATTGACTTGTTTTGCTGCGAGATACTCTGCATCAGCACGAGTAACTTCACCACGACTTATTTCATCTTTTAATAAATTTAAATTACGTTCACGTAATGCCAACCAAGTAGAATATTTTAATTTAGGTATTACTTCTTTAAAAGTCCAATCAGATACTGTTTTGTTTATATCTCTAATTACTGGAATTTTATCTGTTAAACTTCTACCACCCCCTAAACCTTCTTGAAACATTGCTGCTGCATCGTGATCACCATATAGCATTAGTGAAGATTTAACTGCACGCTGTACCATAGGATCATCGTAACTAATTTCTTTAAGATTAAATATATTGACTTGATTTCCCGCAGCACGTTTAACTTCGTGTACTATGTGGAATGTAGGTATGCCTGATAACATAGTGTTACCTAAAGTTTTGTTTGCTGTATCTACAAACTTAACTGCACCTTTACCTAATTTACCTACAGGACTGCCGGGTTGATCGTACCATTCCCTAATGGCAGATTTACCTAAAACATTACGTAAATGCGATGCAATATCTTCATGTAACTTTATGTTACGCAAAGATGGATGATCTACAGTTTGATAAGAGCCTGTTTCTTCATCTGGTATTTTACCTGAGTATGCTAACTTTTGGCCTTGATCGTTTACTTCGTTTTTCAAGGCTTCAATCATTTTTCTAGTCTCTATAGCTTTGGTAAGAGAATTAGAATAAGCACCTATAATTTCGCCAATATCTTTAGTCTTAACACTAAAGTCTGCTGCTTCTAATTCACCGAAATTTGGAAATGTACGTTCTTTGCTATATTGAAATACAGTAGATAATTTGCCAAAAAATTTAGAAGCAACGCCACCGCCCACGTAAGGACGATCAATTAATTGTGTAACGTAATTTTCTCTAAATTGTTCGTCTTTTAATATGCCAGCTTTGTTACCACGTTCAAATTCGTCATCAAAATATTTCTTAATATTTTGTGCTAATTGTAATTGTTCTGGTGTTAATTTAAGTGCTGCTTCGTAACCACGTTTTAAACCTGCTTTATTTGTCGCACCTAAGCGTTTGTTTAATTCCGCATTATCACCGCCAGCATCTATCCAATTAGCTATACCTTCACGTATAACTTTTTCTGGTGCTAAACGTTTAACTTCTTTTAAAAAGTTTTCTAACTGCATAGACGCTAATTGTCTATTGCCAGTCCATTCATTTATAATCTTTTTAAATCCCTCTAATTTTGGTACTGCCCTAGCAAAGTTCCATGCGTTTGCTACTGAATCAGCAGCATCTGCAATAAATTTACTTACGCCTGGAAATTGTGATATGCCTAAACGTTGATCACTTTTTTTAAGTTGATCTAATAAACTTTGTTTTTCTGGGCTACCTATTTTTTTTAAATCTTGTGCTGCTTGATCTGAAGGCAAATTAGACACCGTGTCTTGTGCTAATTTAAATGCCATTTCATGTGAATCTGCCGTACCTACTAATTCACCTGTAGGTTTAAATACATTAAATCGTCCATCACCTGTAGCAGTAATTTTTACTTTTTGTAATGGTGCGTCAGGACTTTTAAGATCTTCCATCTTGGAATTAAGATCTTTTATAAAACCAGATACATCACCTATATCTTTAAATTTAGGATAATTCTTTTGTAATATGTTTACTTGTTCAGACACGCTTTTTGCTGCTGACATCTTAGCAATAGTATCATCTGTAACGCCTAAACCTTTTAACGCATCTGTGTTTTTAAGTAATTCTCTGCCATACGCAGGATCTCTAAAACTAGCAGCACCTGTGCCTAACAAAATAAACGGCAACATCATTACTGCGGTTTCTGGTGCAGCGTCTTTTATCTTTTTAAATTCATCTGACCAATCTATACCTTTTATGTTACTATCAAATTTACTAGCAGCCCATTGAAACGTAGGTTCTACTAATTGTTGTGCAGTTGTAACAGCACCTAATGCACCAACTTCTACAGCAAAATTAGCTGCAAGCCTACCGCTAGTGCTGCCTATATTTGTAAGTAAATTACTTAAACCAGGTATCTTACCTTCAATAAAATTTCTGCTAACAAATTGTAAAGCAGTGTCAGGTACGGCAGCAGCAGCACCTACTAAAGCAGCTTTATCACTGTCCATACCTGCTTCACGCAATCTACGAGAATTAGCACCTGTGCTTGCAGAATAAGCTAAAGCTATACCTCCAGCATTAGATAATGCTGCGATTCTAGGCAACATATCGGCAGATTTTAAAACTGCTTCACCAATAAAATTAGATGATTTTGCAGGATCTACTTTGCCAGTAAGTACATCTTGTATCTCATTTTTAATATCGTTTTCTTTATCTTGTTCAGTGTATGCTTTGCTTATATCAGACTTAGGGTCTAACGCTTCTGGCATAGCTACTGGTGCAAACAATCTAGATAATTGCCCAAATCCTTCAGCAGCATCTATGCCTAATTGTCCTATGCCACGTTCTAAACGTTCTGCTATTTTTTGTTCAAATCCTTTCTGTTGTGGTTGTGTACCACGAGACGCAACAGACATAACAAAAGGTCTATCTTCTTTTGGTATATCTTTTAAAGAAGTTATTGCTTGTTCGTATGCTGCTTCTGCTTCTGCTTCTTTATTAGGAGCAACACCATTCCTAGCTAAATCAAAATAACGTTTTAGTGGATCTATTGCAGTGCCGTATTTTTGTGCATGGTCTTGATACTTCTTCCACACGTCCGTAGCAAATTGTTGATATTTATCTACGTGCTGTGGATCATAACCATCGTGGCCTTCTAGCATTTTCTGTTGTGCAGCATAAGCATCAGAAAAATTAGTTGTTTTAGTAAATTGATCTGCGATGCCATGAGCCATCTCATTGAGCATCATATTCTCATTTTTTTCTTTCTTTAAATGTGTTTTAGCTAAACCCTTAAAAGTTTCCGTATCTACGTGATCCATTTTAAACACTTGTTTAGCATAAGCGTCTTGGTAAAAACCCAAATGATCAGATATTTCTTGTACTGGTTTGTTTGTACGATCAGCTAAAAACGAGGTAACAGCTATACGACTTTGCAACAATCTAGGCATACCAGATTGCGATAAATTTTGTTTAATTCTATCTCTATCATCTGCTGGTAATTTTGCAGCAAATTGATCGCCTTCTTCAAAAAGGCTATCCATGTTTTGCTTGTAAGAATCTGGTAAATCAGTTCCGTTCGTCATCATAACCTTTTATTTCTACGGAATCTTTTTTATTATATTTCCCAGCAGCATAATCTTGATGTAATTGCTCTGCGTATTTATCAGCTTCTTCTACAGTATCAAATTTACCTAGATATTTACCTGTAGCTTTATAGTAATCTAAGACTTCTTTATCAGTCTTTAAAAACTTACCTTCTGGTGTAACACTACTTAACAAAACTTCTTTTCCGTTAATACCAAAAGATTTTGAAAAAACAGTGCTAGTTTCACCAGTAATAGGATTAAATACTTTAGGTTGTTTATATAAATCTATATTGCCAGGAATATAATTTATACTATTCGTTTCTTCTGCAGAATCTTGTTTGATAATTCTGTTTGTATTTTTACTTATAGGTAAGATAGATTGTACAGTAGCAGGTGATGCAGCTTGTGAATCAACAAAGTCTATTTGATCTTGTACGCTAGCATTAGGATTTTGCTTTAAATATTGTTTTAAGTTTGCACCAATAGTGACAAGTGCTTTAGCAGCATTTCTAGCTTGTGCTTCATTTGCAGGTGTACCTGGTCTAACTCTAGACATTGAAATATTGCCAAGCAGTCCCTTTTGATAAATAGTGCTAATATATTTTTCAGCAGCAGATCCGCTTTCTGTAGAATCTGGTTTTTCGTTATATCTTTTATTTAATTGCTGCTTAAGAAATTGTTGTTCACCTGCGGAATAGCCAAGCAACTGTGTACTTAAATATGCAAATTGTTCATTTTTAGGATCGTCTTGCCTATTATATTGATTAATTGCAGTAAGAAAATTAGCGTATTTTAATTCGTGATTAGGGTCTGGTGTTAAACGATTACGTTCTTGTTTAATGTATTTAGCTTCACTTGCTTTTATTACTTTTGTTTTAACTAAACCGTCTATTTCTTTATCACCAATAATTTCACCTGATTGCATACGTGCCATTAAACTATCTGTTTGTTGTACACGATATTTATTAGCAGCTATTTCTGCTTTGTTAATTAATTGTATTCTGTCAGATGGCGACATTTCGGGTAAATTTTTATAAACATACAAACCGTCTTTGTCTTTAATTGTATCACCATTTTTGTCTTTTAAAGTCTCGTTTAAATAATCAACGCTTTCTATAGGTTGTTGATTTATGCGAGCATCAGTTATATTTCTGTATGCATCAGTTTTAATACTTTCAAATTCTGATTCTTTTTGTTCTGCGGTTAAAGCATGGTGATCTACTGCATAATTTAATGCAGCTTCCGCAGAATTAATATCACCTTTGTTTGCATAACTTTGTGCCACAGTTAATGCGTGCAATTTGGTGTTACTTGCTTGTTGTAGTAATTGACCCATTTTTACTTCACCGCCTGTCTGAGCACCCCACAAATCAAGTTTGTTATTTAATAACTTTCTTGTTTCATTATCTATGTTGGGATCTGCAATAACTTGGTTTTTAGTAGCAACAACCATTTGTTCATGCTGATTTTCCCATTCATTAGAATCGGGCATATTTTTAAGCTGTGCCCTAAAATTATCCATGTTTTTAGTCATGGCTAAATCTGCTTTAAATACAGCGTCTGCTTGTCTGTTTTCTTTTATCTTTTGACCTACTTGTGAAAACAAATCACTTGCTGCTGCACCTGCACCTGCAAGCAATCTACCAGATGACATTGCAGCTTCACGAAATGGACCTGCGTCAATTTTAACACCTGCTGTTGGTGTTTGGATTTCAGAACCTGGTACAATAGGTAAAGCCATAATATTAAGGTGTCATCGTTTCCATTGCACTATATGCTTCTGCGGAATCTGGTACGCCACTTGCACCAGCAACGCTACCACCTAAACCGCTACCAAAAGCCATAAATGCCATACCTGCCATTTTAGCTGCACCGTCTATTAATGCTAAATTGCCAGCGTTACGATCGGCTTTTGCACGAGCTTGTCCTTCTGTAATACCAAGCGTAGCTTGTGAATATAATGATTGCTGACGCTGTTGCGAATTAACGTATTCTTGTTGTATCTTTTGTTCCATGCGACCTGCATTAACAATTTGTGCGTGCAAGGGGGAAGCCGATGTAGATAAAACACCTGCTGCTGCGTATGAAGCTGCTTGGTCTGAAAGATATACTGCGTTTTCTTGACGCTGCGTGCGTATGTTTTGTAACGTATCTAAATCAATTTGCTTTGCTTGGACACGATCTACTTGTGCATTATGTTCAGCAGTGGCTATATCTACGGCAGCAGCAGACCTACTGGCCTTATATTGACCGTAAGCCCCTACACCTGTTGCTACGGCAGAAGCTCCTGCAAATATTGCTGGTAGTGCTGGTGCTATAGGCATGGGTTACTCTTTCCGTAAGTTACGTGAGGTTCACCTTGTAAATCTTGATAACTTGTTTTAGCCATAATTCTAGCTTCACCAGAATTAGGTTTAACAAATGACAATACACAGGGACTAGCGTTGTCCCATGCTATTTGCTCTAAATGCGAATATAATAATTTAACTGCGTTTACTAAATTTTTAGATAGTTTATCTACAGGATTAGTTGTAGTAAATTCAATTACTGAAATGCCACCTATGCAACAGTACAGAAAAGATGCAGCTATTGGATGTTCGTTAATTTCTACTATTGCACCTGTAGCTGGTAAAAACACTTCTGCTGGCATAACCGCAGCACCATGTATTTCCCACCATGATCGTATCATGTTATAATCTTCTGATTTATAAGGTCTAATAATCATGGTGTAGCTATTACATCGTACTTAATAATAACAGCTAATACGGTCAATGGCAATGCATCACTACCTGTAATTACGATAATAGGGTCAGTATCAGGTGTTAAGTTTAATTGCGGTGTAACTCGTATATCTGTAGGTGTACTTATAAAATTAGACTGCGGACTAGCAAACGGATTAGCTAAATTGCCATACGGTATAGGTACAGGTAAAGCTGCATAACCACCGTAAGGCTTCCAGTTAATAGGATCAGCAGGTGGGGGTGTAGAGCTGCTTACTATTGCAGTAATTACCTGATAATAGATGCCATTATAGCTTACTTGGCTGCCTTGCGTATAAGATGTGCCACTAATCCATTGTGCAGGTCCTGATGCTTTGTTAGCTATGTAACCGCCTAAACTGTTCCATACCCTTAAGAATACGTCAGAGATTTGCTTTACAAGCCCTTGTGTACTGCCAGCCCTACCATCGCTATCATAACGCATAGCTTGAGCCGTATAAGTAATAGTAAGGCCAACGTTAATGATGCTAGGACCAGAAGCAGGTCCGTAAGGTATAGTTAAAGTGCCGTAGTCTGTAACTGTTTTGCCTACTTGTATAGGTCCAAATGCGTAACCATCAGCTAAACCTACAACATAGCGACCAGCTAAGTTGTTAAGACCTGTTACTACATTAGAACCGTTGTTAATAATGGTAGTACCTGAATCAACGTAAAAAGCATTACTGACGTTAGCAACTGAACTACTTGGTGCAGAACTCCATGTTTGTTCCCAATTATATGGGTTGATGCGTTCAATGTAATTTTGACCATAAGTGTATGGAGCTACACCTAGCCAGTTTGTATGATCTCGATCTGGCGGTGTGCTAGATTGTACAGAATAATTAGGTGCAGGTGCTATACACACGTAATTATTACCATTATAACTTACAGTATTATTAAATGCATAAACGTCACGATGCGAATAATAACGTGTACTTAAGTTCCAAAGTGGTGGTGTGGTAAAACGATTAGCAACTACCCACACTTCGTCATCTGATATGCCTTGACCAAACACTGTTGCTACTGATTGAAAACCGTTGTCTGGCGTATTAAAATCAGGATTTGCGTTATTTGTACCTGTGTTATGTCTATGCCAACTAAACACGTTTTGTTCCATTTCATAGGTCATACCGCAAAGCTGGCCTTGCTGTGTAACAGCCCATAGCTCGCTTTGACCATGCCACATAGACTGATAGTCTAATTGTGCTATACCTGTGTTAAACAAATGGCTAGAGAAAGTAGTTAAACTTTGGCTCATGTATTTCTCAGTATAAACTGAGAATAACATTTGTCTAATTTGATTAGCTTGTCTTTGTAAGAATAAAACGCCGTCACCTACAACTAACGGATTAACGCCAAATATAGAACCCCATGTAGAATGTTCTGTAGCTGATACTGAGGTTGGCGTTATAGCACCACCTGTAGAACTACCTGCTTGTCCAGAACTGCCGTTAATTACCCATTCTGCACCAGAGAATCCTGCAAATAAATTATTTTGACCTATTAGCCATACAATAGGACCACGTCCTGGTGCATTAAGATCAAACGCAAATGAATCGGTAGCTTTAGTTTGATCACCTAAAGCAAAATTTTCGATGTCATTGGTGACTGTGCCCCATATACGTTGCGGTTGATAAGCGGACGCTCCATATACAATGCGTTGCTGATAAGAGGTAACCGCTTGGGGGTAGCCACGGTAATCAGACCAGGCTCCTTCTGACCAGTATTCAGTTGTAGGTCCTTGCGGAGACCAATGGGTTGGATCTGCTGGCGGTACTGAATAGCTTGTGAGTGCTGATGTGCAAACGTAGTTTTGAGAGCCATAATTGACTACAGCGTTAGTAGTATAAGACGTACCAGATACCCACAACGCAGCTAATGGTGCGTTATTGTAAAGCTGTTGTATTACATTAGCCGTAGCCGTGTACGGACCTGTAACGCTTGTTATTTGTACTAAGCCGTATAGAAAACCATCTTGTGCTTCTAATACAATACGTGGTGCTGTTGCACCTGCTGTTGTAGGAGCAGTAGAAGTTATTACGTTAATTCTAAATAAAGCAGGTTCTGCTGCTGTACCTGTAATATCTACGTTACGGTCAGAATAACCTGTAACGTTGCGTACTGCATCCCAAGTTTGACCACCGTCTAATGAACGTTCTATATTAAAATTAGCGTTCCATACGCCGTAAGTGTGTGCTTCCCAATTACCGTATATCTCTATTTGTTGCGATAATCCATTTGCACCATAAGGGAAAGCTGATGATGGACTTGCAGCGTCTATTTCGACAGATGATGAACTGCGTAGTGTAGCTATTTGCCAATAAGAATTTACATGGCCTTGATTGCTACCGCTAGGTGCTTGAAATATAGTAACAAGTTGCCATAAACCAGCAGCTAAATCTGCGGGAAAACTAGGCGATGAATTGTTTTGTATTACACATTGGTAAATATTGCCACTGTTTGATACGGTGTTACCTACTTCGTAAAAGTTATACGATACCCAAGCAGGTGCATTAGCAGTTAAAGTAATGCTGCCACTTGCTGAACTAGCAGTTAATGTTGTTTGATTAGCGTTTTGATCAAGTAAAGCAGGTGTTAAAAACTGCACTTGTTTCATAACCCAGTACGTATCAGAATAACGTGTAAGACTATAAACAGGGTAATTAGGATGTGTTATGTACAATACATCGTTTACTTGGCAAAAAGCTAATTTCCAAATATCGGTTGAGTAAGGGGAATTTATAACACCTAAACTATTAGTAGTATAAGACGCTTGGTACGGTGTAGGTACTTCTAAAATTGTCTGTTGTATAAAACGTGCTGGCTGACTGTAAGGATCAGCAGGTGCTGTACCTGCTATTGTGTTGTAATAAATTAAACTGGTTGTTGGTGACGTTATATACGCACCCGCAGGGTAAGCATTGCCCGATACCCAAGTTGGTGCAGTAGCTACATTAACTTGCTGACCGTTGCTGTAAAAACGTATGTACTCGTGACCAAATTCTAAAACAAATGTAGTCGTAGGACTGTAAATAAACTTTTGTAATCTTGTAGCGTAATTAGTAACTGTTGTTACGCCACCTACCGTATTAGCGTATGAACCTGCTTTAGCTGTAGCTATAAATTGTGTACCTGGCCTTCTTGTGACTGGTCCCTGTTTATAAGGGATCATGTTCACCATCTGTCTAGATGCTGATTTGTATTTCTCTTGGTCTATTCTAGCGTCTAGCTTTGGGCTAAACTCTCCACCAGTGAAACTAATTTGTGTATCTATTGATTTAGCCATTGATGAAATACCAACGTGCAGCAACGAAACGTGAGGAATTTACAGGCGTAAAACGTACAGGTACACGTTCACCTGCGTTCTTAGTCATAGCATGGGACAATGTTTGTTTATAGATAGCAAGCATAGCTTCTTCTATTCTGCCACCGTCTTGACGAAGTGGTGTTGCAATAGCTGCTGCTAATTTATAAGTTACACAATCAACAAATAAAGGGTCCCAACGTGTAGTGTCTTGATTGTTAGAAACGTACTTAATTGAAGTTTGTGGCGTGTTTGTAAATATTAACTGACCGTTAATTTCAAATTCATCTGAGTTCATGTTGCCATAAACTTCATCGTTAGAACCTTGATTTATTGTATCAAGTAATATGAAGTCACTAGGCAAAGCGAAAGAGTAAGGCCAACCAGAAGGATAAGATGATCCATCGGGATACCCTCCGAAGGCGTTGTAGTCTGGATAGTCCGCTTGTACGAGAGCACCTGTAGTAAGATCGTTAGTAAAATTACCCGACGAAGTGTAAGCGTATTGAGTAAGATAAATGGCGTTGCCATAAGATAGATATACGTTTGCTGCGTAAGACGTATATGGTGCCCAAGGTATAGATGCAGGAGTACCGCCTTGAGTTGGTAGCGGAGTTTGCGGAACTTGGTTTAATACCGCAGTAGTAAGTAAACAATTCCAACGTGTAGCACGAGCTACTGTTTCAAATGCTATTTGGAAATTACTGTTACAAACAATCGCCGACGGATTTGTTAGATCGGTAAGTGATTGAATAGATTGTGCACCAATCTTTGCTAACGCTAAGTTAGCTATGTCCGTAGGTGATAATGTTGTAAACATATAAAGTAAAAAGCCCGATAGTCACGTCGCCACAACGCAACTATCGGGCAGGTTTTAATTACGTCAAACCACTAACCCAATTAGTTGTTATCGATGATCTCGAAGCGGAACACACTGACTGCTCCTGCAACTGGACTACCAATAGTAGCAACAAGTGCTTGCAACCAGCAATCTTCAGACACGAGGTATGGAGCATATAATGCTGTACCACCTGTTGTAGATACGTTACCGCTTGCACTAGCACAGTTGATAGCTGTCGAATAACGTACTGAATTTGCAATCCAGTATGTAGTATCCGAGTGTGGAGCTGTCGTCTGTGAGCTTGTTGTAGCTTTGATACAGGTGTATGTTTGGTTCGCAGGACTTGAAGTTGCGTCCAATACAATCTGTCCAACTGCGTAAACAGTTCCAGAAACCCAAGTTGGAGCTTGGATAACAGTTAATGAATTTGGTGCTGTTTGTGGATTTGGGATTGGCAAGTTAGTTGCCAAACCTTGATCGTTATCACCAATCGCTAATGTTAATGTTGTCGCAGGAGCTGTTGTGCCACTGGAAACACGTCCGTTAGGATCGATCATTGCACCAGAAGGTATGATAGCAATGTTGATAAGGTCGTATTGTGCTTCGTTACCGGTCCATGTGTATGTTGCGGTAATTTTGCCCGGACCTTCAAGGATAGGGTTGTTCTGTACACCCGGTTGGGTAGTCAACATTGTCAGGCCAGTTTGGCCCGGAAAGTTGACACCTTGGATTTGATTAGACGCTACGTCTGTATAATAGATAGCCATGTTAGTTGTCTCCTATGTTAATGGTTAAACGGATTCGTCGCAATTTACTTGGACTACACCCTTTTCTTCCATACGAGTCGCATCCATCAAAAGTGCGGTACGCACTTGTATTGCATGACTTTGCATAGGTAGAATGTCGATGTGAGTACGTACATCTTCGCCAATACCCATTAAGAGGAAATCTTTTTGGTAAGCTACACAAGTACGGATTGTTGTTGAACCAGCTTGGTAAGGAACCAACTGTGTACGAACGAAATGGAAGCCCATAAAGTCACGGATCATACCGTCACGTAGAGCACGCACGTCGTTATAAAGTACGCTGTTTACTTGATCAACGTTAGTGATTAAGTTGTTTAATTGTTTTGCAGAATAGATGAATACGCGACCCTCTTCCTTAACGTCGTTAGCATCCATGATGTAGGATGTTTGCGTTAATTTAGCGAGTTGCAGACCCGAATTTGCAGAACCTGATCCATAAGTAACACCAACTTGTTGCGTAGAAGGCAGCGTTGTAGCTGTAGTTCCTTGAGCACCAGTATAGTTTGTACCTAATAGAGCATTGATTAAGATAATATCCTTCTGTCTGTTAGCAGCGATAGCGTGTTGCTTTGCTGTTGGAGACTGTGGGTCAGGTAATTGACCGAGAAGGATATGATCAAAGTAATCAATCCAAGTGGTCTTATCGTATGGACGAGGACGGACCCAACGGAAGAATGTAGGAATGTCGGAAGGCTCAGATTTTTGAGCACGAGCGGTAATCTGACGCAGAGCGTAAGATTGGTCGCCGATTTGATCGAAACGCTTTTGATTGCCGTTTACGTTGTCAGATGTGTACATCCCAGCTAGACGGTGATCAACTTGTTGGGCCATGATTTCACGCCAAATGTCGTCGAACGCTGTCTCGTAGTGGGGAGGTAATGAGAATATTGCACCAGCCATGAGAGTATGAGAATTGAGATTTAATACGGCGATATACCGTACTGATTTGTACGTTCGCTCCTCGGTTGTCCCATAAGGGATCGATCATCGAACACTATTGTTCGACAAGTGATCGGGTCAGCTTACGCTGGTTCTCCTCTGTTTGTCTGTGTGCATAAAAAAGCACCTGACTGTTTAGTCAAGTGCTTAGTATGTATGAACTATAATTTACTATTAGGTAATAGCAGATGTGCGACTTGCTTCGTTCCAAGTTGTACCGTCAGAACAGAATGTAACTAATATAATTTTAGATGCTGTACCTGTTACTGTACCTGTTGTGCGGAAACCAGTTGAGAACGTAATTGTACGTGCTCCACCAGAATCATTGTTAATTTGTATAACTAAACGTGCTCCAGCCTGTGGAACGTATGCTGCCGTCAAGGTAGCACTGCCTACTGCTGATGTCGTGTTAATAGCTATGAAACGTGAGAATTGTAATGTAGGAGCAAGCTCTATTGATGAAGCATATACAGGTGCAATACCTGTTGTACCTTGACCTGGAGCTGTAACGCCAGAACCTGTAATTTGTGCTACAAAGTCTGGATTTGGTGAAAATGCTGTGTTTATTGCCATGATGTAAGTTGGGGGACGAGGGCTAACTTAGGACAGATTGAGGTATTGTCAATGCTTCGCCGTCAAGTACGCCGTTAATATCACGTAAACGACCACAGATAAACATATTACCCTCGTAAATAAATTTCTCACCCCATGATTCTGACACATGAATTATGCTACCAACAGGTGCAGTTTCTTGTGCTTGCGGTCCAGAACCTACTACAACACATCTAAAATGCGTGCGTAAAGCTTGTTGATAGTTAGGTGGTATGATTAATATGCCTTGTTTATTTGTTTCTTCTACTGGTCTAGCTATTAAGTTATCTTTTAAAGGACGTGGTATCTTCATTATTTCATTCCTCTTTTACCTGCTTCAACCATAAGGCTTTGGTAACGAGCTTTTGCTATACCGTTTTGTGGATGTGAACCATTTGTAAGTGCTTCGTATAATGGATTAGATTTGTTATGTATCATATCACGAGCAAGTTCTAATGGATTATTAGTAGCATTTGTACTTGATGTACCAGACACGAATTTATCCTCAGATGTAGTCATAGCATGACGCATAGCCATTAAGAAAACATTACTGTTTTTCATTAATGTTTGATGCTCTGGATTATTCATATCTAAACCCAAACGCATAGCACCACGTTCTGCTAATTCTTGTGCTTTAGTTAATGGAATATTCTCATTACGCAGGGTTGCTTCTAAGTTTTTCTGCTGAGTAGAAAAAAAGTTCTTTTCATAGTCTGCTTGTGCAGCAACTTGCTTTTGTAGTTCTGCGGTTTGCAAAGCTACAAGGTCTTTTAGCATCTGTGGAGATGCAGAATACTTATGTGCTATTTCTGCTGCACCTTTAGCTAATGCTTCGTTCCATAGTTCATTAGCAATGTTTTCAGGTTTAGCTATACCGTAATCTTTAGGATCTTTAGGTACGCCGTTGATAGAATCTAATAATGCTTTACGTTCAGCAATTACTTCTGGTGCTGCGTTTGCTGGTAAAGGTGCAAGACCTTTTTTGCCAGCAAGCGTTTGCTGATTAGCCATTACAGTTAATACATCATCAAACGTCTTTTGACGTGCTAATGTATTTTTAAGTGAAGTGTGATGATCTGGTAAATTATCTAATGCTTTATGGTTTAGTGTACCGTCAGCATTGATAAAACTTTTATAAAACGGCTCTTTAACAGCAGATGTGGCAGTCTGTGTTGTAGGTGCAGTTTGATTAAGTGCAGGTATGTTTGCTTCTACTGGTGTAGGAGCAAAATTTAAAGCAGGTGCAGATCCACCACTAGGTGCATCGCCTGTTATAGAATCATACAGTGGCGTGTGTGGAATCATTTGGTTTTAACAACAGGTGCTGCTTCGGTGTTATTTTCTTCACGTTGTGCATACATAGCTTGAGCAAGTTTAAATGCCATAGCTGAACAATCTGCATAATCTTGTTCACGAGAGAAATCAAACTTCTCACGAAATGCTACCATAGCAGCTATTGCTGCATCATCTATAAATTTTACTTTTTCAGTGTTGTTACTCATAATTCGTCATCTCCGTCTGTTATTGTGTTTTCACCAACAATTTCGTCTTTAGTAAATACTAGAGAACATTTACGAGTACCAATTAACTGGTTATCAAGTGTAACTACTTGCATCTCATAATTAATTGCACCTGTGCTCCATGTTTTTGCACCTTGTTGTATTTTTTCAAGGTTGTTATCGTCTGCTGTGTTACGATCGTCACGTATTACAGGTATCAAACGTTTTACTGTAGCTCTGCGTGGTTCATTGTACTGATCTACAAATACGCCAAAACGTGCATAAAATTGTTGTGGGAAATGCTTAAGTTCCCATGCGTTAAATACTGGATCATCTTCACCTAATAGCTTGTTACGCTTAGGTGCAGGTGGCGTGTTAGTTTTTACTTCGTCACGCTTTTGTCCTTTAATGCTAATTTCTTTTATTTTACGCTCTGATACTTGGCGACCGTCACCAATAGTACCAATTAATACTGCAATACGTTGTCCGTGTTTGGCAGATATTTCTTTTGATTCGTATTCAATATGACCTGTTTCTTGGTCATACGTAGCAAGCAAGGTTTGTTTACCTCTGCGATTGTTTACTATTCTTCCGTCATCCAAGAGTTCAAACTCTGGAGCTGATGTGGCATCTGACATATTTTACCTTTTAGTTATGGGTTGTGGCTTATTATCTTCTGCTTTCTGAGAAAGTTTTAACTGTCTTTCAATTATGCGTAAGACAGATGATGCACCGTCACGATGTGCTGCTGCTAATGCGATCTTGTATCCGTCTGCTTCTGCAAACTGAAATATGTTTCCGCTTTCACCTGCACATCTTTTTAGATGTTCTATAACATCGTTTTGTGCTTGTGAGCGTTGTCCTTCTAAACCAATGACCTGCAAGAAAGAATCTGCTACTCTACCTTGCTCTATTTTGGTTTGTACTAATGGGTCTAATTTATCAGTAGGTGCTAATGACATTATTTGGGTTATTGTTGCATAGCGTTCTTAGCAGCATCTTGTACAAAGTCAGGTGAACCACCTAGACCTTTACCTGCTTTACCAAGCTGTTCGGCGGCTTGTAGAGCTTGCTGTTGCTGTTGTAGCTTCATGCGTTGCTGACGTAATTGTTGTACCTCTCTATCGCTTCTTAACAGTTCGGCATCCATACCTGAATTACTTGCATAACTTCTAATAGTTTTATCGAAGTTAATGTTGTCTGCAATTTCTGGCTTAAATTGCATAACAGGTTGCATGAACTGAAATAGTTGTTCTGTGCCACGATTTTGCAGTGCTTTTAAAGCAAGGCTAATACGGCTAGTAATTGTAATCTCAGGTAATACTAAACCACGAGTGTTTACGCCTGATTGTACTAATAATGAATCTGGTGCTTGTCCAAATTTACCTTGGCGATACAATATGCCAAATACTCTACGTAGTAATGGATTTAAAAATTCTGTAACTCTACGATCAAATACTGGGGTAAATTGTTCTAGCTTTTCTGCAAGACGCTGCGAGATTTCGTAAGCAGTCATCTTTTTGTCAATAAGCGGATCTGATCCTAACATCTTAAACATATTAACAAAGAACGCTTCGTTAATCATTTCCTTCTTATTAGCGATTAACTCCATGCCCATTTTATAATCGCCTATTGTAGCCCATTCTGCTGGCCTACCGTTAGGTTCGTTTATATCCCAAGTAGTTACACCACCTGCTCGTAAATCAACGTCACCATCAAGGTTTGATGGCACTAGAATACGTGGGTATGCTTTTAGTTCTGCTAATGCGTCTGTATATTGTGTGATGTAATTAATCTGACGTACATCAGGTAGTGCCAAATAAGCAGGCGAATATCCCCAAGGACTGTCTGTACCCCATTTTGCAAAACGACTGCAAAGGTATGGCATTTCATCGTAACCGCTAACACTAACACACTGACTAAAATCCATTGATATATAAACAGATGCTATAGGTTTGTTAGCACCGTCTTGACGCTCTGGCAGACGTGACGAGTCCTGGCGTGGAAATACGGCGTGTACAAACTTAAAATCACGATCCATACCTTTGCCACCCTTAAGTGCTTGCTGCATCTTTTCTGGCAAATTGTCCTCGCCAAACATTTGCATAGCTTGACGACCTGTAAGTTTAAACTCACGGCGTACAGTATCAACTATACCTTCATCGTTTTCTTCTATTGTGTATGTACCTACTTTAGTATTCCTAAAGTTTAGTGATGCAGACTTACCTTCTTCGCAAAGTATAAGGTCTGTACCGAATATACCTACGTGCAAATAACCTATGTTTATTACAGAATAAAAGTTAGAACGTGCTAACTCACGCATCGTAATATCAGATGCTCTGCTTAACCATATAGCTGCGTCATCACCGTCTTGTCTCATTGGCTGTGGTGGCTCAAACACAGCCCACGGTTCACTACTCGGTGTTAGCCAATTACGCTGACCAGCAGCCATTGTTTGTGCTGCTAGTATTGCTGTTGTATCAAAAATGCGGTCTGTCCAGCCTGTTACACCTTCAGTCTTAGTAACATTGATGTCAGACTCTTGCGGTAAAAAATATTGTGAGATCGTTTGCCAATCAGAATCAAATATAGCTGAACGCTTACTGCGTCCAGATTCGTACTTATTTAGCTGCTCTTTGGCTAGTGGATCTGTTGCCATGTGTTATCCGAGCTTTGGTGTCGTTGGTGCAGGGCCAGCACCAGCACCTGGCATACCCTTGTAACCGCCAGTATCACCTGCAAACACAGTTTTCTTAATAGATTTCTTCATCAAGTTCTGTTGTGCAATGTCTTGTTGTGCCTGTATAACCTCTGCTGATGATGTAGTCACAGGTGGTGCAGCCACTGGTAAAGGTGCTGCTTGAACTGCTGCTGCTGGTGATCCTCCGCCCATAATGTTAATTAGTTAAAAATTGTGCCAAACGTTGTAAATCTTCTGTTTTATAGAACCTTAGCTCTCTTTTATTGTCAATAATTCGCTCAAAAGCAACCCAAGGAAGTGTAAAAGGCATACAATTAAACGCTTTTCCTATGTTTCCAGCCATTGCAAAGATGTACCAACAGTCAGAATCTTCCTTATTAAATATGTGTTCGCAGTCAGCAATCTCGTTTGCTGGTGCTAATTTACGGCAATTTTTGCCCATAATAAAGTAATCTGGCGTAGAATAGACAAAACCGTTGTGTAAATGCCACTCAACGTAATCACCAAACGGTGCTTCTTGAGGTACATCAAAATACTTTTGTGCTATAGTCTCGTATGGGCTCATCCTTTTATGGATTTATATACAAAGCTGCGTTAGAAGTACCGTTATCTATGTTTAAACTAGATCCACTACTTTGTTGTACAGCTATAACAAAATAATCTCCGGGTACTACATCAATGATTCCGCTATCAACTATTCCAGCAGACTGAGCAACAGCATTGCCATAAACAGAAGCTATAGTAGATCCGTTCTTTTGTATAAGGAGGATACGGTAGCCAGTGTTGTTAGAATACCATACAATATTTGCATACACTCTAACTTTGTAAATGCCGGCAGGTACAGTTAGTCGTGTACTACTACCACTAGACCAAATAGATAAATCGTTAGGTTGTGCTGCTCCCCAAGTTACAGCATAAGGAGTTCCTGCGTCGTTAGGTATGGACTGAGCTGATGTTATTGTAACTCGAGCCCCAGTCTTGCCGTAATAGGTATTATTAATGGCATAAGAGTTATTATAGAAGTCTAAATATTGGGTAGTTACTGCACTGCTAGAAAGATAAATAGGAGAAGTTACTACACCAAATTTTGAACTGGTAACTGATACACCTGTAACGCTTGTACCGTCTATTTGTACGCCGTAAGCCCAAGTAACACCACCGTCTAAAGTATTTCTAACATCAAGTCCTGTAATGTGTACTTCATTAGAGCTACCACCTATGTAAACAAAAGCATTAGTTGTTGGTTGAGTTTGACCTGTTGTAGCACCCCCTGTGACGCAATCAGATATATCTATACATCTAGCATTAGACATCCACACTCCATAATGGATGTTATTACCTATGCAGTCGCTGATTTGTACTTGCTGTACGTTGCTGCCAACTCCCTTAAGTACAACGCCGTAGTCACCAATATCCCATAAGCTATCATGGATTTGTAACTTAGCTGTACCGTAAGTTGTTGTACCATCTACAAAGATCGCACAGGTGTTAACAGATCTTGTTCCACCCTGACCTATATCTTGGAATATACCTGAGATGGAAGTCTCGTTCATTCCAGAGACAGTAGCCCCAAACCATGCACAAGGATATTGACTAGAGCTATTGTATTGCCCTGCACCTGAGAAATTAACTTCGTCTATACGTAAGCTATTACAGCTATCAGCTACTAAACATGGAAAACTATAATTACTGCCTGTGTTAGTCAAAGGACCGCCTTGTACGGCTTGTATGCCATTTATTACACCACCGCATACATAAACGTAATAAGGAATACCGCCTGTAGAAACTCCACTAATTACAGATACCGATACTTTAGTATTTAATAATGAAAGATAATTAACACGTTGAAAATTAAAACCATGAGATAGAATACTCATTTCAATATTATTAACAAAACAGTTAGATATGTTTTGTATTTGCAATGTTGTAGATCCGTATCTGTCTCCATTGAATCCGTTAAAACTAAATCCTGATACAGTTAATGTCGTGATGGATTGACTTGTAGATGTGTTACCTATCTTCCAGCATATGCCAACAGATGATAATATTGGTGCTATGTATGTAGCACCGGGTCCATCTCCTAAAAAATTAACTTGATAGTTTGTAGCCCCAGATACGTTTTTAGTAAAATCACAAGCAGTTTTACAATAATACAATCCTGCTGGAAAATATAACGTACCTACAAATTGTGGTCCTGTCGCTGTTGCAGTTAAAGCTTTCCATGCATCTAATATTCCTATTGAAGCATTAGTTCCACCTTGATCTGGTATAGCACCAAACCAACGTACATCATAAGTATTATTAGTTACGTATGTGCTGCTATAGGTAACATTAGCCATTGCTGTTTGGCTTAACCAACGACCAGCCCCAGAATTACCTGTTGGGTTTATAATGGTTCCGCAAGCATTAGTGCCACCATTATCGCTAGCAGTTGATATGCTATTCCAAATAAATGTTTGCCCGCCTCCATCTCCTTGCGTCAAAGCCCCAGCAACGATTGCTACAGTGCCATTTGTTAAACCAGAATAGGAAGCTGCCCTAAGACCAGCAATGGTTGTGTAAGCCAAAGTAGGGGGTGCTGTAATGGTTGCAGACGTTAATGCCGTCACACGACCTTTAGCATCTATAGTTATTACAGGAGTTGTTGTGCCGCTACCTATAGGACCAGAGGCCGTAACAATAGAAGCTAACGTACCAGCTGCCGTAACATTAGCAGATCCATCAAATGCTGATGATGTATAAGCTAAATCACCTGTAATGCTAATAGTTCTGCCTGTAGCTAGTTTTGTAGCCGTACCAGCATTGCCTGTAATGTTTGTTTGATCGCCTGTGTTGGTCCCAGAACTAGATCCAGAAATATATGATGTTCCTGTAACCGACAGCGTAGGTGTGCTACTACCTGACAACGTAATGCCATTAACAGATGTTGGTGTTATAGCAGCTAGTCCTAAAGTAACAGCGCCGGTAGTAAGCGTTGATGGAGTGATGCCATTAGTGCCAGTGATGCTTGATACACCACTGCTGCTTGTAATTGCTACATTGCTAGCTGATGTTATTTGACCCTGTGCATTAACTGCAATTTGTGGCACATGGGTAGCGTCACCATACGTAGCAGCAGACACGCCTGTTGTGTTAAGATATACGCTTACGTTACCTGTTGTAGGACTAGCACCAACGCCTAATGACCCTGTAACGCTATTAACTGCACCACCTCCTCCACCGGTAGTCGTAGAGCCTGTTGCTGGTGTGCTATCAGGTTTGCTACC